TTACCGCAGCACAATATATTGAAAACACAGATTATGACCCTCCAGTCACTCGCATCATCCAAGCAACTATTGATGGGGTTGAAATGTTTGTGCCTATGACGGCTGGCAACCGCCACTACGACGAAATCATGCGTCAGGTCGAGGCCGGTACGTTGACCATCGCGGACGCTGACTGATGAGCAAGCCCACAGCCGCATCGGTCAAGGCCGAGCTGGACACGCTGACGGCTGTGTCCCAGGAGCGCTTCATCGAGCTGCTCAGTCGGGTCAAGCGGCTCGAGACGATCATGGTCGGCAGCGCCGGCACCACCATCGTCCTGCTGATCGGCGTCCTTCTTAGCGAGTGATCCACGCCTTCGTCCTCGTCGTCATGCTCGAGGGCAAAACAGTTTCAAACGACCTCTTCTTCAGAAACCTCCAGGAGTGCCTTTGGTTTTCAACCAGGATCGCGCGGCAGTCGCCGGCGATCTCTAGCCACTGCTTGCCTAAGCTCATCGATCCCAAGAAAGTGAAGGTGTACTGATGGATCCTGTCACGCTAATGGCCGGCGCCACGGCGAGCTATAACGCCGTGAAGCGCGCCATTGCTGCTGGTCAGGAGCTCGAGTCCATGATCGGCAGTCTGTCGAAGTGGATGAGCTGCTTGTCGGATCTTGACCAGGCAGAGCGTGAAGCCAAGAATCCTCCGATCTTTAAGAAGCTGTTCTCCGGCAAGAGCATCGAGCAAGAAGCTCTCGAGATCTTCGCGGCCAAACAAAAGGCACAGCAGCAGCGTGACGAGCTCCGCCAGTTCATTGGCCTAACCCTGGGCATGTCCAAGTGGAACGAGCTGGTCGCTACTGAGGCGCGTATTAGAAAGCAGCGCCAGGAAACCCTGTACGCGCAGCGTGAGCGCCGGCGTAAGTTCGTGGAGATCGTGGCCTGGGTTGTCATGATCGGCGCTTGCCTGGCTGTCCTGACGACATTCGTGCTGCTGCTCAAAGCGCACAACGCCCAGGCAAATGATTGGGCAAACGACATGACCGTCTGCCGCCTGGTTAAATGTATCAAGCTCGATAAGCGCCAGGAGGCTTGCGTATATCGAGGTGCCCACAATACCCAGGAGACTCTGTTCTATAACTACGGCGAATGGAAGCCCAGGGAATACCTGTGCCAGTGGAACCCTGACCAGCCTCCGCCGCCCAATGTCTATGACGTTCTCGAGGCCATCAAGGAAAGCCAGTGACACAGAAGAAGTTCGAGCGTGACAGCAAGTTCGCGTCCGATTGGGATCTCGACGGTGATGGCCTGGTCAGCGATGCCGAGGTCGAAAGCAGCAAGCAGATCAAGCAGACAGAGACCGAGCTGCGCCGGCACCTGGCCCAGCTGCGGATGGCTCGCTTCACCCTGGCAGCGATGGGCGCCTTTACGCTGGCCATGTTCTTCATCCCGCTCGAGCGGGTCGAGGCTTTGGCTGATATCTCGAATCTCTTCTACATCAGCGGCGCCGGCATCGTCGGGGCCTACATGGGATTCACTACACTCGGAGGAAAGAAATAATGCTTGGAGTTCTCGCATCGATTCTGGGGAACGGCGATGTCATCAAGAAGGGCATGGATCTGATCGATGATGTCCACAGCTCCGACGAGGAGATGGAGCGCGTCAAGGCCCAGGCCAAGATCGACACGATGGCAGCTTACGCTCCATTTAAGGTGGCCCAGCGCTACCTGGCTCTGATGTTCACCGCCACGTTTTTGCTGTCCTTCGCGCTTGTCCTGGTGATGACCCTGCTGGGCAAGACCAACATCCCTGACATCAAACAGGTCATCGATGACTTCTACCTGGGCGAAGCAATGCTCACCATCCTGGCATTTTATTTCGGTGGCGGGATGCTCGAGGGCGTGGTCGGAAAGGTCAAGGCGAAGAAATGAAGCTGTCTAAAAATTTTAGCCTGGTCGAAATGACCAAGAGCCAGACGGCGCTTCGCAGGGGCATCGACAATACTCCGCACCCTAACCAGGTCGAACACCTGGAGAGGCTCTGTGAGGCCGTCCTGCAGCCGGTGAGGGACCATTTCGATAGGCCGGTCACAATCACAAGCGGATATCGCAGCCCCGAGCTCTGTGTCGCCATCGGCTCGAAGCCGACCAGCCAACACGCGAAAGGCCAGGCGGCAGATTTTGAGGTGCCTGGCGTGAGCAACATGGAGGTCGCCCAGTGGATTGCCGACAACCTCGAGTTCGATCAGCTGATCCTCGAGTGTTACACGGGCGGCAACACCGGCTGGATACATTGCAGCTATGTCCACGAACCGAGGAAGGAGCTGCTGACCTATGACCGCACCAACGGATATCGGAAAGGTTTGATCGATGCCTGAGAAACTCGAGAAGAGCTTGATGGCCCAAGCCAGGAAGAAGGGCCTCAAGGGCAAGAAGGCGGACGCCTATGTCTACGGCACACTGACCAAGGTGGCCGGGCCCAAGGGCGCGAAGAAGGCCGGCATGACCGGATCTGTCCGCCGTGGCTAAGACACCAGCCTGGCAGCGCAAGGCCGGCAAGAATCCGAAAGGCGGCCTCAACGCCAAGGGCCGGGCTTCAGCTCGGCGCCAGGGGATGAACCTCAAGGCGCCTGTCAAGAAGGGTGACAACCCTAGACGCGCCAGCTTCCTGTCCCGCATGGGCAACATGCGTGGTCCCGAGCGAGACAGCAAAGGCCGGCCGACCAGGCTGCTGCTGAGCTTGCGCGCCTGGGGAGCGAGCTCGAAGGCAGACGCTCGTAAGAAAGGCGCAGCAATTTCCAAACGCAACAGATCCAAGAAAGGGAAAGCGTGATGGCATACGGCAAAGGTGGTTACGGATTGAGCAAGGCCAAGAAGGCCAGCATCCTCAAGATGGCCGGCAAGAAAAAGCCGCCAATGAAGAAGAAGTGATGGCGAAGAAATCGACCGTCAACAAGGCTGGCAACTACACCAAGCCAGGCATGAGAAAGCGTCTGTTCAAGTCGATCCTGGGCAGGGCTACCCACGGGACAGCCAGTGGGAAGTGGAGTGCTCGGAAGGCGCAGCTGCTGGCCCGAGAATATCGTAAACGGGGTGGGGGATATCGAAACTAATGCACAATCCTCAGCACAGTTTGAAACAATGGGGCAAACAAAATTGGCGCACCAAAAGCGGCAAGAAGAGCTCGGTCACGGGCGAGCGGTATCTGCCCGAGGCAGCGATCAAGGCCCTGACGCCGGGCGAGTATGCTGCTACCACCAGGGCCAAGCGCAAGGCGAAACGCCAGGGCAAGCAGTTCTCGAAGCAGCCCGAAAGCATTATGAAAAAGACCAGGCGGTTTCGGTAGCGCATCACAGATCCTTGTGATGCGACATCACAAACCCATCACAAACGAGGTGCTCTGACATAACCTTCAGCATGTCTCGATGACATTTACCTTGGACGTAAGCGATTGTTTTGCTACGTTTCAGAGCATGTCAGAGCATGGTTTCGACGGGTTCGAGTCCCGTCACTCCCGCCATCACGGATTCCAGTAAGTCTCTGAAAGCACTAGCTTTTGGAGACTTTTTTTTGTGCCCGCATCACAAGCGCATCACAAAGATATCAAGACAGGGCGCGGGATTATCCCTTGACCTTGGCATAATATGCCCCCATATTTGATATGTAGGGTCAATATTGAGAGGAGATTAGATGCCCAAGACTGCGTTTGAGACCGTCAAAAAGCTCGAGGCTAAACTCGCCGCCTTGAAAAAACTAAAGCCCACACCGGGCAAAGGCTGGGCCGTCATCAAAGTCAAAGAAAAGCTCGCTGAGCTTTGCGCTCCGGTCGAGGGCTGCGAGGAGTGTGAGCTCTTCGAGACCAAGTGTGTTGAGTGTCTGATGTATGAGGAGGCTGCCTGATGACGGTTGAGTATCACGAGATCTGGGTCTGGCCTGACCTGACGGTCAAACAGGACCACGAGCCTTTCAAGGCTTTCACCTGGCGCGGCCGGGAGGAGGCCGGCATTGCCAAGGCCTGGGAGGAGGCGCCCAAGTTCGGCGTCGTTCCCTTCCTGGTGACGGCGCGGCCAGCAGAGGAGGTTGCCCATGCCTGATTTTACTCCCGCCGCCATCAAGAAGGCCATCGGCGCCAAGCGCTGGGCCAAGGTCGAGGCTTGTGATTTCGATTGCGGCGTCCTCGATCTGATGTTCAAGCCGGGCTGGGTTCACCCTGGCTACGCGCTGACGACCTTCGTCCTCGAGCCCGGCTATCACGAGATGACCAAGACCGCTGTCATCGCCGAGCTCAAGGACTTCATCGATGACATGATCTACGACGACGATCTCTGGGACAAAGTCGTCAACCCCTGGAAGAAGGAGATTGCATGACGGACAACGGTGTAAAAATCATTGCCAAGTTCAAAGACGGTGACGGGTACACTGCCGAAAAGAACGGCAAGACATACGCGAAAAAAACTTTCGACACTTTCGAGGAGCTTGAGGAGTTCTGGGAAACCCGGTTCCTCCACAACAAAGAAGCCAAAACGAAAGTCATCGGCAAGACTCTCTTCTGGTGGTTGGTCGAAAAGAAGGAGGCTGCCTGATGAAACTAGATGTCACCCAACACAAGTCGCGAGCTCGGAAGGGCTGGGCATCCTGGTGCGTTGATACCAGGACTGTCCTCGAGGATGGCGAACAAAAGTATTTCGCCACCGAGCAGGAGGCCCACGCCTACATCGGCCGACTCGAGGACGAGCTGCAGCTCAACACAGATGGCGCCTGGGATTGGACGTTCTACGATCTGCTCGGCTTCGAGAAGGACAAGCCTGTCGGCGCCTGGGTCAAGCATCTGCAAAGCGAGTACGACAAGGGCAAGATCAGCAAATCGAGCTGGTCTGAAAAACATCGTCACGCGAAAGATTTCTTGACGCTCAAGGTGAACAACAAGAGCACGGCCCAGCTCAAGGTCCGCGACCTGGAGATGAAGCATGTCCAGCTGCAGCTGCTCGATCAGATGGCTGTCGGTCGCACCGCGAAGACAGTCAAGAACATCCTCACCAGCCTCCGCGCTATGAACCGTTACGCGATCCTGGTCGGCTGCCGGAAGACTGATCCCTGGCAGGGCGCGATTGCCATCGGCGAGATCGAGGGCAAGGCAACGGACGGCAAGGTCGAGCGTGTCCAGCCGGCAGCGGTCAAATCGATCATTGCGGCGATGGATCCCTGGTGGGCGCTCATGGCTACCTTCGCCAGCTCGACCGGGCTGCGGCAGGGCGAGCAGCGCGCTCTGACCTGGGCGGACCTGGACCTGGATGGCTCGAAGGTCGATGTCAACAAAGCGGTCAAGCACCGGGCTGATGTCGGCCCACCGAAGTCGCCCAAGGGCTACCGGAAGGTCACGCTGCCCAGGGGCCTGGCGATCCAGCTGCGCGAGCTCTACATCAAGCGCGGCCGGCCGGCCAAGACCGAGCTGGTCTTCCCGACCAGGACGGGCGCCATCATCAGCGACAGCCGGTTCCAGGAGAACATGGACAAGGCTTGTGCCCAGGCCGGAGTCGAAAAGATCCGGTGGCACGATCTGCGGCACTACTACGCCAGCCAGCTGCTGCGCGCTTTCAAGAATGATTGGTGGACGATCACCAACCTCATGGGTCACGAAAGCGTCAAGACGACACAAGAGACCTACGGGCACTGGATCGAAGATGAGGAAAAAGATGCCCACATGCTGGACGCAGTGAGCTCGATCTTTGAATAAACAAATATGCCTTTAATGGCGATTAGGGCCGCGCTGGCGGCCCTTTCTATATAGGGGTGGGTCAGTAGCCGGCCATGCGTCCATCAGCTCGCTTAGCTCCTCCTGACTCCCGTAAGGCACAATCTCCTCCTTCCGCTCGCTCGAGACCCGCCGCCGTTTCTTGGCGACGGGTTTCTTTTGCTGCCTGGTGGAATCGGATCGCGAGGTCATCCAGCTGCTCAGCTGTCATCGACCTGGTCAGATACGAGCCGTGGGCCAAGACCCTCAGCTCCCCCAGGACCGGCCAGACCAGCAGCTCCGCTGAGCTGCTCGATGTCCTGGCGCCGGTAGTAGAACCGCCGGCCGTTTCGGATCTTCTCAATGCCCTGGGCGTCAAGGAGCCGAGCTGTTTTCTGACGCGCCGCATCACCGTCACTACCGAATAGGACAAGGCTGGCCTCCGCTGTTGTCATCATCGCGCCCACCATCAGATCGCATCCCAACTTGCCGGGGCAGCTGGTGCGGCTGCAGGAGCTGGCGCCGGGGCGGGTGCCTGGTCTCGAGGCTTGTTCGGATAGATCGCGAAGGTGGCAACCTTGGGGAAGTTCTTAACCTCTTCGCCATCTCTGAGCGACAGCGTGATGCTAAGCTCGACGCCGGCATCAGCCAGGATCTTGCCGAGCTCGTCGCATTTGGCTTTCTGCTCGGCGGTCATCGGCTCGAAGCGCCGCGTGTCCTCGTTGAAGTCGGTTCGATACTGGATCCAGGCTGTGGCCCGGTACAGGTTCGGCGCCTGATTCGGTGCAGCTGCTTTGATGTCTTCACGCAGCTTGATCTCGGCGCGGCTGAGGTGAGGTGAGCTCATGTTCTTTCTCCCGTGTTGGCTTTCTCATATTGCTCGTCGTAATACGCCCTGAGCAGCTCGAAGAGCTGCTGATCGGCATCCTTGAGACCTTTCAGATCTTTCATGTTGCCGCTGAGCCAGCCCGTTAGTTTCGAGGCGCCACCTTCCTCGCTGGCCAGCTTCTTGATCTTGTTCATGGCGCTGTTCGCCCAGGTCTCCCAGGGACTACGCTCAGGCTCCTCTGCTGCCGGCTCCGGCGCCGGCTGAGGCGCAGCTGCGAGCTGCGGCCGCGATGCTTTGAAGTCGTCGGCCTCTTCCTCGGAGTAAACATCACCCGCCACATTTATGAGCTTGAGGATCACGCGGTCCTTGGCACGTTTCTCAGCCATCGCAAACGGGTAGCCGTTTTTG